GCTGCCGGCCCAAACTATGGTGCTGGTGCAGGTGGTGGCACAGGTTCTGCTGGTGCAAACGGAAACAGTAGCTCTGGTGGAGGAGGCGGAAACGGAACAAGCAATAATATTACAGGATCATCAGTTACATACGGAGGCGGAGGTGGTGGATCTAGTTATAATGGTGGAACGCCTGGAGCTGGTGGATCAGGTGGTGGTGGAGCTGGATCAGAAAGCACTGGAGGTGATGGAACTGCTAATTTAGGTGGTGGTGGAGGTGGTTCAGAGAGAGGTGGAAGTCGAGGAGGTAATGGTGGATCGGGTGTGGTTATTTTAAGAGTTCCATCCACAGATTATTCTGGTACAACAACAGGAAGTCCAACCGTTACAACAGATGGAAGTGATAAAGTTATTACATTTACAGGATCAGGGAGTTATACACCATAATGGCACATTTTGCGAAAATAGGAAAAGGAAACGTAGTTGAAAGAGTTGTTGTTGTAAACAATGATGCTTTTAATACCGAACAAGAGGGTGTTCAGTTTTTACAAAATTTATACGGAGCAAGAGATTTGTGGAAACAAACTTCTTACAACACTCATGCTAATGAACACCGTTACGGTGGGACACCTTTTAGAAAAAATTTTGCTAATATTGGTGATCGATATGATGAAGCAAGAGATGCTTTTATCTCTCCTAAACCTTTTAATTCTTGGGTTTTAAATGAAACAACTTGTCAATGGGAAGCCCCGGTTGCAAAACCTAATGATGAAAATAAGTATAAATGGAGTGAGGAAAATCAACAGTGGGAAGTGATTGACAATTCTTAATAGTTCTTTATAAGTATTATTAAAAAGTGGTGGCATGAAAGAAAATTTAAAAGAACCTATAATAACTGGAATTTTTCCAACACCTATTTACATAACAGAGATAGATAGAGGATTTACCAAACAAGAATTAAATTTTGTAAAAGAACAAAAGAAACATTGTAATAAAAATTCAGGTAATATTTACACAACAGATACTTATATATTAAATAGAAAAGAATTTAAAAACATTAAAAAGTTTTTAACTAAACATTGTAAAAATTATTTAGATAAGGTTATTTGTCCAAAAAATAACATTGAACTTTACATAACTCAATCTTGGTTAAACTACACTGAAACTGATCAATACCATCATAAGCACGAGCATCCTAATTCAGTGATATCTGGTGTATTTTATTTTGACTCAGATGTAGAAAACGATAAAATACTTTTTAGTAAATCAACTAATTTACAAATCAAACCCGTAATAGATAACACAAAATTTAATTTGTGGAATTCTGAAACTTGGTTTTTTCCTGTAAAAACAGGTCAGTTGATTATGTTTCCTTCTTCTACAATACATCAAGTGGACGCAAAAAAAGGTAAAAATACAAGAATAAGTCTAGCTTTTAATACTTTTTATAAAGGGACTATTGGATCTAATCCTTCTTTAACAGAGTTGATACTATAGTATTATAGTGTATAATCTTTAGATGGAGACAGTGACTCCACCACATACCTCACTGTCTCCTTTTAAGGACATATTATGAGTTTAGGATTTGACGCAATAGCAGCATTACCATTCGCTACATCAGGACCTGATAATAGCGTTAATGTAAGTGTATCAGCTAACCAATTAACTATCACTATTGGTAGTGTAGGTATTATTGCTGATGCAATTACACAAGATGCAGATCCAAATGCATTAACTTTAGGTCTTGGTACTTTAAGTATTACAGGTCAAGCAAACGTAAGTGTTACAGCTAACCCATTAACGTTAGGTGTTGGAACAGTTACAGTTACAGCAGATGCTACAGCTTCTCCCACAGCAAATGCATTGACGTTAGCAACAGGAAGTGTTACAATTACAGGAGAGGCGCTTGTAAGCCCTAGTGGGGTACCACTAACGGTAAATACAAAAGAGCCAGGTATAATAACATGGAACGAAATAGTTCCGGGAGCAACAATGGTTTGGACACCAATAGATCCAAGTTAAAATTATGGCATCAACATTTTCATCAGATTTAAAATTAGAGATAGTAGCAACAGGAGAAAAAGCTGGTCTTTGGGGTACTATCACAAATACTAACTTACAGATTTTAGAACAGAGCGCTAGTGGTTATCAAGAGATTGATCTAGCTGGTGCAAGTGTAACTTTACTTTTATCAGATGGTGCAACATCAAATGGTAAAAATTTTTATTTAAAACTATCTGGAACTTTAGGTGGCGATAGAACTTTAACAATGCCATCGGGATCTGAAAGAGTTTGGATCATAAGTGATGAAACGGTTAGAGGAACATCTAATAGAGCATTAAGTGTATTAACTGCTAGTGGTACATCTCAACCTGTTCCACCAGGATCAACTTTACTTTGTGTTTCTGATGGCACAAACACAACGACAAGAATTATAGAAAAAGGTTATGCAACTATAACTGATTCTAACTCACCATACCCAGCTGTAGCTGGTGCGCAAATATTTGCTAACACAACAGCCAACCCAATAGAAATTGATTTACCTTCATCTCCAGCAGTAGGAGATGAAATTACTATCATTGATACTAGAGGCACGTTTGGGTCTAACAACTTAACTATTGATAGAAATGGTCAACCTATAAATACAGGGACATCTAACTTAGTTTTAAATACAAATGGACAAGCTATTACTTTAGTTTATGTAGACTCTACTAGAGGTTGGGCTTTCAAAACAAATACAGCATAGGAGCTAACACATGGCTCTTCAACAAATTAAATTTGCGCCAGGAATAGATAGACAGGACACCTCTGTTGGTGCTGTTGGTCGTTGGACAGATTCAGACTTAACTAGATTTAGATATGGATTACCAGAAAAAATTGGTGGATGGCAATCACTTCTTACTGATACCATTGTTGGTGTTGTTAGAAAAGAATTTGCATTCGTAGATTTGGATGGAAATAGATATGTGGCTTTAGGTACAGATAAATTTTTATTAGTTTATTTTGAAGGACAACTTTTTGATATTACACCTTTAAAAGCTGATATTAGTGGTGCAACACTTTCAACAAACTCTACAACAACAGTTACGATAACAACTTCAACTGCACACAATATAAGTGAAGGTGATATAGTTTTATTTGATAATGTAACATTACCAAGTGGCACAGGTTTTTCTGCTTCAGACTTTGAAGATAAAAAGTTTCAAGTTATTACAGTTCCTACACCAACTACTTTTACAGTTACAATGGGATCAGCTGCAAGCGGAACGGTATCAGCTGGTGGTAGTATAACTTTAAAACCTTATGAGCCTGTTGGTCCAGCTGCACAAAACTATGGTTATGGTTTTGGTATTGGTAATTATGGTGGTACAATTACAGGTGTTGGAACAACAACAGTTAACAACAGTGGTGTAATAGCTGCAGGCGCATCATCTTTTGTTGTAACAGATTCATCTGTATTACCAGCAACAGGAACTTTATTAATTAATAGTGAGTTAATGACTTACTCTGGTAACAACACAAGCACAAATACAATATCAGGGGTAACAAGAGCACAAGGAGGAACGGCTGATGTAGAACATGCAAACGGTTCTACAGTAACTAACGCTACAGACTTTACAGGTTTTGGAGAAGCAGTAACCGCATCTGCTGTTACACTTGAACCTGGTCTTTGGTCTTTAAATTCTTTTGGTGAAGTTTTAGTAGCTACAATATTAAATGGTAAAACATTTACATGGAACGCTGGTGTTGCTAGTCCAACAAGTAATAGAGCGTCTACAACTACATCTGGATTTGAAACAACAAACAACCCCACTGCAACTAGAACAACTTTAATATCACCAACAACAAGACACTTAATTCATTTTGGAACAGAGGTAACAATAGGTAATGTTCAAACACAAGATGATATGTTTATTAGATTCTCTGCCGATGAAAGTATTAACGAGTATACTATTGAAGCAACCAATACAGCTGGTTCACAAAGACTTCAGGACGGAACGCGGATCGTCGGAGCACTGGTTGCAAAAGAAAATATTCTAGTTTGGACAGACAATGCGCTTTACACAATGAAGTTTGTAGGTGCACCTTTTACATTTGGTTTTGAACAAGTGGGTACAAATTGTGGATTAATAGGACAGAATGCAGCTGTGGAAATAGATGGTGTTGCATACTGGATGTCTAATAATGGTTTCTTCTCTTTTGATGGTACAGTAAACTCATTACCATGTTCAGTAGAAGATTTTGTTTATGACAATATTGATACAACAAAAGGTCAACAAATTTGTGCAGGTATAAATAATTTGTTTACAGAAGTTCTATGGTGGTATCCATCATCAGGAGCTACGTTTAATGATAGATCTGTAATTTATAACTATGGTGCAAAAGCACCACCAGGTGAAATGGGTAACTGGTATAATAATACAAACACTAATTTTAACAGAACAACTTGGATTGACTCTCTTGTTTATCCTAAACCTTATGCAACAGCTTATGATAGTACAGCCACAGGAACTTTTCCTGCAATTGTAGGTGAAACAGGATTAGGTCAAAGTGTATTTTTTGAACATGAGATAGGCACAGATCAAGTCAACCCGGATGGTAGCACAACAGCTTTATTATCTTTTATACAATCATACAATTTTGCTTTACAAACAGATCAAGGTATTGGAGAATATTTTTTAGCTATGCGTAGATTTTTACCAAACTTCAAAGTATTGACTGGTAATAATCAAGTAACTATATCTGTTTCTGATTACCCATCAGAGAATGTAACAGCCACAACATTAAGTCCTTTTACAATTACATCGGCAACTACTAAAGTTGATACTAGAGCCAGAGGACGATATGCAAATTTAAAAATAGAAAATACAGGTGCAGGAGAGTCTTGGAGATTTGGTACATTCCAAGCTGATCTACAACCAGACGGAAGAAGATAATGGCAAAGATAGTAGTAAGATTACCAGAACCAAAAAAAGAATACACAGAAGATAACCAAAGACAAATTAACAGAGCTTTGGCTTCTGTAGTGGAACAATTAAACTCTACATTTTTAAGACAACAAAAAGAAGACCAAGAACGATTTACTTGGTTAGGATTAGGTTAATGGCAAATATATATAAGAACGAAAAGACAAGTTTAACATCAACAGCACTTACAACTTTGTACACTGTGCCAACTAATTCTAGAGCTATTGTTAAATCTTTATTAGTATCAGAAGATAATGGTGGTGCAGCAGTTGTTAAAGTTACTTTAGTAAATGCAGCCGCAGCTAGTTTTGTAGTAGATAATGATGTAGATTTATCTGCTAATCAAAAAGAACAAGTATTGAGTGAACCTTTAATTATGGAGGAAAGTGAAATATTAAAGGTACAAGCAAG